CCTCCGGCGCCTCCAGGCCCTGCTCCAGAAGACGCATCGCGTGTCCGCTGATTGCCGTCCCCCAGTCACCGAGCTGAGAGGCCGACAATTTCCTCGTACGATCGACTGACCGTGCCCACAGCGGGTGCTGGCAGAACGGCGCCTCAGCCTTCCTGAACCCCTTGAACACTAGGCCACCTCCGACTTGGGCATCTGATCAAATGGCAGTTCAACGCGACTCACCTCACGTACTCCCAGGGCCTGTTCAACAGCCTGGTCATAGTCGACCGCCCTGGAGGTCCAACGGCCAACCACCAGCCCCCTGCGGCCGAGCCGCAGCACCGTCACCCGCTCAGCCCGCCGGTAGGGCGGCACCATCTCCTGATGGAAACTCGCGTACCGACGCGGCCAGTCCGGCCCGCAGCGGGTCAGTCGTATCAGCATCAGATCACCAAGTCGCAGGCGTGTAGGGCTTCGTGTTGAGCACCTTGTTGATGTAGTCACCCGGGGACTCGGCGGTACGAAACGAGTCCCACTCCGCCTGGCTCACGTTGTAGTACTCGTAGCCAACGCCGTCCGCATACACCCCCTGCGCGAGCTCCCGCCCACGGAACCGGACGAACAGCGTCCCCGACTTCCAATCCCAGCCCGCCGCCAACGTACGCGGCCGGCCAGGATCACTCGTGTTCGTCGGCCGCACCGACAGAAGCCCGGAGTCATCGCCGTACCAGTCGGCCCGCCGCAGCGCGGCCTGCTTCTCCAGACTCAGCCTGCCGGCCGCCTTGTCGATCGCCTGCCGGATCTCCAGCTGGGTCTTCTCAGACCGGCTCCACGGCTTCGTGAACGAGTCGATACCCGTGGGCTGACCGGGCCCCCGAATCAGGCCGCGATCCTCCAGCGCCCGCTCATCGCCCGTCCGCCGAGGCGTCACACCCCGATTCTTCAGCCGCTCCGCCCGCTGCGCCGGCGTCTCTGCCTGCGGGTAGGTAAGGCCACCATGCCCGAGCGGCCTGCGCTTCGGAGGCTGCGGCCCCGGAGAGGTATTCTTGAAGAGGGAGTTGAGCCCCTTGCCGTTCGCCCTGGCGGGGTTTCGACCCTTCCCAGGATCCTGAGGACCCATCCCAATCCGTCGGCGTGACGCCATAGTTCAGGCCCTCCTCTTCTACCGATAAGCGCACAGTAGAAGAGGAGGGCCCTCGGCCAATATTCGCAGCTACGCCGCCCGCCGCACCCGCGTCCCCCGCTGAGTGGCCCAGTCAAGGCCGACAGGGTTCTTGAAGAGCCCCGGCCCGGGAAGCATCACGCGGTGGTCGTAGGCGCGACCCGAGCTCTGCTCCCGGTGCCCGAAGTAGTCGGCGACCCGGCGCGGATCCGCATTCGGGTCCGTGCTCGCCATCGTGTAGGAGAGGGCCCGCAGGTAGTGAGGAAAGAAGTTCATCTGCGGCGCGACCTGAGCGCCAACACGCACAACCGTGTCGTAGATGGCGGCCGTGCTGAGCGGCCTGTCGTAGTCGGGCCGACCGATCGTCCCCCCAGGAATAAGCGGCCCTTCCGTACGGCCGGTGACATACGGGACAAGGATCGGCACCAGAGCCCTTGGGACGTCCAGGGTCTGCATGTCCTCTTGGACCTTCTCACCGTTCACCTCGCGGTCGCCCTTGCGGGAGATGGTAAGCATCCACTCCTCCCCCTCAACCTGCAGGTTCTCCACCCGCGCCATGTGCAGCTCGCTGTTACGCAGCCCCATACCAAGCAGAACCGCAATGACCACGCTCGTACGGTGGCTCTCCCGCTCCGCCACCTCAAGCATCGCGCCGATCTGCCCCAACGTGAGCATCTCCTTGTACTGCCCGACCACCGCCCGCCGCCGGCCCTTCCGCCGGACAACGGGATTGCTCGCGGCGCGCCCTTGGTCGACGCAGTACTGGAAGAACCCCGAGATCCTGCCGACCTTCACATTGATGCTCCCCGGCAGGTTCGGCTTGAAGAGACCAGCCGGGTCCGCCAGGAACTTCCGGTACTCCTCGATATGCCCCGGCTGCGTCTCCAGTACAGGAGTCTGAGGCTGGAACGCCGCCATCCAGTCGAAGAACTGCTTCACAGTCGTCCGGTAGTTCCTCTGACTGTCGGAGGTGAAGTCGCTCGACAACAGCGACTCCAGCAGCTCAACCGGGGTCCGAAGATCGTTCCCAGCCTCGTCAGTGACGGGCCGGGCCCATGAGTGCCGAGCAGCGAGCACCCGCCGCTGCTCCTCTGTGACAACAAGTGGCGCCATGGCGACACCCTAGCGCGCGAGCCTGATTAAGTTTTGAATCAGGCTTCGTGACTCTCATCACGCATTATTTGCGCCGAATTGTCCGGATCTAGCTTCCGGGCATGCCCGACGACGTCACCGCCACCGAAGACGAGGCCGCGCTCCCCCACGACAAGGCCACCCTGGTCGATGTGATCGTCCAGAAGATCCTGCTGGTGATCGACGAGCTCTCCGGACATCCACTGAGGCCGTACCAGCGCCCCTTCGCCTACCGGGTGTTGGAGTCTTTGATCACCGAGGACAGCGCCAAAATTACTGCCTTGTGGTCTAGACAATCTGGGAAATCGGAGACAGTGGCCGACACTGTGGCCGGCGCTGTCATCATGCTTCCCCGCCTGGCCAAGATCTTCCCAGACCTCCTCAGCAAATTTTCTGAAGGTCTCTGGGTCGGCGTCTTCGCGCCTACCGACGAGATGTCAGAGACCCTCTACAGCCGCATCGTCAGCCGCCTCACTTCCGAGCGGGCCCAGGAGATCCTCGCCGACCCCGAGATCGACGAGAGGCTCGAAAGCCGGGGCAAGGTCATCAGGCTGAAGAAGTGCGGCTCGCTGATCCGCCGGCAGACCGCCCACCCGAAGGCGGCCATCGAGGGCCAGACCTACCACGTCGTCTTCATCGACGAGTGCCAGGCCGCCGACGACAAGGTGGTGAACAAGTCGATCGCCCCGATGCTCACCAGCACTGCGGGTTCGATCGTGATGACTGGCACCCCCACCTACAACAAGTCCGGCTTCTACAACCAGATCCAGCTGAACAAGCGCGCCGCGACCCGCAGGGGCCAGAGACAGAACCACTTCGAGGTCGAGTGGAAGACCGTCGCCAAACACTTCCCCCGCTACGGAAAGTTCGTCCGCTCCGAGATGGAACGCTTGGGTGAAGACTCGGACGAGTTCAAGCTGTCCTACAGGCTGATCTGGATGCTCGACAAGGGCATGCTCGTCACCTCCGACAAGTTCGACGCCCTCGGCGACACCAAGATGCGCGTCGTCACCGACTGGCACAAGACCCCGATCGTCGTCGGCATCGACCCCGCGCGAAAAACAGACTCCACCGTCGTCACGGCAGTTTGGGTAAATTTCGACTATCCGAACGAACACGGCCAGTACGAGCACCGCATCCTCAACTGGCTCGACCTTCAAGGCCAGGACTGGGAGACCCAGTACTTCCGTATCGTCGACTTCCTCAGCCATTACAACGTCCTCGCGGTCGGTATCGACGCTGGCGGCCTGGGCGACGTCGTAGCCCAGCGTCTGCGTGTCCTCATGCCCCACGCGGACATACGCGACCTCAAGTCGGACCGCACCAGCCAGACCAAGCGCTGGAGCCACATGATGGACCTGATGAACAAGGGGCTCCTCGCGTGGCCGGCCCACGCGAAAACCCGTCAGCTCCGTGTCTGGCGGAACTTCAGGCAGCAGATGGAAGACGCCGAACTCAACTACCAGGGCCCCCACATCATCGTCGCCGCGCCAGCCGTTGACGCGGCCCACGACGACTACGTGGACTCCCTCTCCAACGCCCTTTACCTGACGGCCGAGATGACGATGCCTGAGGCCGAAATGACCCACACCCCCTGGTAATTACCCGCACCAAAAGCCGCACCAGCACGATCCCCCGTGAGACGTCTCAGCTCACAGGAGGAACCATGGCACGGAATCTCGCGCCGGACCCGGAATTCCGCGAGTCCGCTGACCGGCACTACGAGACCAAGCAGGCGGCAAACACCACCCGCCGGGGCCCGCTGCGCTTCCAAGAAGGTATTGCGAGCGACCAGGACGTGCCGTCCGAATTCGCGCGCGGCGCCATGCAGGGCTACCAGACCCCGCCCGGCCGCGCCAACCACAACGCGAACGTCTTCGAAAAGAGCCCTGAGGAGACGATGCGCGAGCGTGCCCACGTCGGCTCCGCATCCTGGCCAGAGGCCCCCACGTTCATCAGCGAGATGGCCGCAGGCGCCAGCGAGGCCGAGCAGACCTACCTCCAGGTCAACCGTGGCGACGGGCACCACAACCGCCACAACTACGCCCGAGTCGACTGATGCCCGCAGCGCCGACGCCCTGGGCCGGCCTCCCCCTGCCAGCAGAGGGCGACCTGCCTGACGTCCCGTCCGACGTGGCCAAACTAGCTAACAGCATCGATAACTTCTTGAAGCTGGTCCTGACCTCTGGAGCCACCAGTTCGACCCCGGCGCCGACGACCGGCCAGAACCTGCTGAACGTCAACTCGCAGATTGCAGGGCTGACTTCAACCCTGTCGACGCACACCAACCAGATCACGGCCCTCCAGGCACAGATCGCTGCCCTTCAGCGGCAGCCAGCCGCGTACGCCGTCCGCTACACCGGGCCGCCAATCCGGCTGGACATCTCAACGACGTGGCCGTACGTCGTACAGACACTGTCGATCCCGCCGCAGTCGTACCGGACGATGCTATTCGCGTACAGCGTCCAGTCCTGGGGCTGGTACAACGACGCGATCTCATCGCCGCTCGTCAGCCGCCTGCAAATGCGAGCAACCGGCACCACCCTCCTCCCTTCGGGAAGCCCGGACCGCGACACCACATTTATTTCTGCAGCGGACTGGACCGGAAAAGACTTCTTCATGGAGACCCTTGAACCGGGCGTCTCCTACACGCTGTACCAGACCATCGAGATCAACGAAGCGTGGGAAGTCGCCCCAGGAAACGTCATCTGGAGCGACGAGAACTCAACCACCCCGCTCCGAATCTATGCCGTAACCATCCCCTGGACCGGAGCCCCGTTCCCCAAGCCGTAAAGGAGGTGATGCCACGATGTCCATTGCATTTGTCTCCCCGTCCATGCGGGCTGCCGCCAGCGACCTGACCATCTCCGTCAGCCCGCTCGGCCTGGTCGAGCTCGCCGACGAAGAGTTCGAAGTGCACGGCCCTCGATTACGCCTGACTCGCTACTCGAACGCTTGGGCATTCTATTTACCTCGGCTACCACTGGGCATATAAGCGCGAGGCCGGCGAGCCCAACATCACCGTCAACTACGTCGCCGCACTCAGCCGATACATCACCAACTTCACCTTCGGTCGCGGCATCAACTTCCAGTGCGACAAGCGCTACGAACACATCATCCCCGCACTCCTCGACCGCGTATGGACCGTCGACAACGACAAGAAGTCCACGCTCTGGCAGATGGGCGAGAACGGCTCAGTTGCCGGGGACTGCTTTGTCAAGATCGCCTACGAGGCGCCGTGGGTCGACCCGGCCGGCAACGAACACCCTGGGCGCGTCCGAATACTTCCCCTCAACGCGGCCCAGTGCTTCCCCGAGTACCACCCGCACGACCGCGACAGGCTGCTGCGCTTCAAGTTGAAGTACAAGTTCTACGGGACCTCGCTGGAGGGAACCAGAAACGTATTCACTTACACGGAGATCATCACTGAGGAGTACATCGAGGAGTACGTCAACGACGAGCTTCTCGACGCCCGAGAGAACCCCTTGGGGATGATACCCATCGTTCACATCCGGAACATCTCCGTATCCGGCTCCCCATGGGGCCTGTCGGACATCGTGGACATCATCCCGCTGAATCGCGAATTCAACGAGAAGGCCACTGAGGTCTCCGACATAATCAACTATTGCGCGGCACCAGTCACCATTATTACGGGCGCCAAGGCGACCAACCTAGAGCGTGGTGGCGGCGGCAAGAAGGTTTGGGGTGGCCTCCCCAAAGACGCCAACGTCTTCAACCTGGAGAACGGCGTCGACCTTGCAGGCCCCCTCGCTTACCTCGATCTGATCAAGCGCTCCATGCACGAGCTGACCGGCGTCCCGGAAACCGCGCTAGGCCAGATGCAACCCGCGTCGAATACGAGCGGGGTGGCCCTAGCAATCATGTATCAGCCGATTATGTCCCGGTACGCGCTCAAGCAGACCAACTACTCCATCGGACTTCGGATGATCAACGAGCTGATCCTCCGAACGCTCTTCCTGTACGAGCCCGAGACCCTCGCGTACAACCCAGACACGGACGGAATCCGCACCAGCGACGACCAGCCGCCGACTCTCGACCCGGCGGACCCGGCAGTTTACGACATCACCTGCGACTGGCCGCCGCCGCTGCCGGTCGACGCACTCGTCAAACTCAACGAGATCCAGGTCAAGCTCAGCCTTGGCCTGGAATCCAAGCGTGGCGCGCTCCGGGACCTCGGAGAGGTCTACCCAGAAGTCAAGATGCAAGAGATATACGACGAACGCCTGACTGAGACCAAGGAAGACGGCGCGCTCGAATATATCCGCGCTCAAATTAACAGTGCCATCCTGCAGGCCACGGGCGTCCCTCCGGAAGGGGTCGATGCTCCGAAACCCGCGAGTGCCGAAGGCAGTGCCTCGGAAGGCGCGGACGCTGGCCCTCTGCCTGGGCTTCCAGGCATCAAGGCCGGCACGGACAGTCAGTCGATGCTGAACGAACTCGTGACGCTCTCCAAAGGGACGAAGCTCGCCCAGCGGAGAAACCCGGATAAAGACTCGGACTAACACAGAAGTGGAAGTCCAGAATGAACCCCCGCAACGTCGAGGCAACTCCTGAGACCGGCGAGCCGAACACCGCCGACCCGTCGGCCACCGCTGGCGAAACGTTCCTCCTCACTCCGCCCGCCTCCGAGCAGCGATTCACCACCGCTGACATCGAGCGCGTACGCCAGGAGGAGAAGGAAAAGCTGTACGGCCGGCTCAACAAGGCCGACGAACGTGCTGCCGCAGTCGAGGCCGAGCTCCAGCGCATGAAGGACGAGGCCACAGCCCGAGAGGCTGCGGCCGACGCCGATCGCGCCCGTGAGGCCCAGGATCAGGGGCTCCGCGAGAAGGCGGAGCGCGAGGCGGAGATGTCCGCCCGCGACCTCCTGGAGGCCCGGTCCAGGGAATGGGAGCAGCGGTTCGAGGTCCTGCAGCGTGAGCGGGAGACCGAGCGCGCCACCCTCGCGAAGGAAACGGAATTCGCGCAGCTCGCGGCCTATACCCAGGAGCGTCTTGCTCAGGAGCGTGAGGCCAGGTCCATCGCGCCTGAGCTCGTCGACCTGGTCGCCGGAAACAGTCGCGAGGAGGTTGACGCCTCGATCGAGCTGCTGAAGGCGAAGACCGAATCGATCCTCCAGTCCGTGCAGCAGGCGCAGGTTGCCCAGCGGGCGCAGATGCGGGGCACCGCTCCGACCGGATTCACCGGCCACGGGCCGCTGGATAACGAATCCGGCGCCCGGCAGTACACGCCGGAGCAGATCAAGAACATGCCGATGCATGAGTACAAGAAGTACCGCTCTCAACTTCTGGGTGCAGCCGCATCTGAAGCCGGGAATCGCGGTCTCTTCGGCTGACCTTCCACCGCCTACCTAGAGAGGTAGAACTATGGCAAGTGGGATAACGGGGACACCGCTTCTGTCCTCCACCCCGACGGCGTATACCGCGTCGTCGTCGTCGATGCTCACACCGGGCATCCAGCAACTCTGGTCGAAAGAGATCCTCTTTCAGGCCATGCCGATCCTCCGGTTCGAGCAGTTCATGGTCGATTTGGCCGCCTGACGGAGCAATCCGCCAGAGTACAACCCGAGAATTGCTGGGACCTCCTGCTAGACCTCGGCACCACAACGTGGGGCGAAAGCCCGAGCGTGACGGTTCGAAAAGCTGAGGGTAGGGAAAATCAGCAGCCGAGCCCCTTGACTGGGGAAGGTTCAGAGACTATGCACGGGTCACCCCACGCGGGTGAAGATATAGTCCGAACTGCACGGAGACGTGTAGAGGCTGGCAGAAATGACCAGCCCACTCCGGAGCAATCCGGAGGGGTAACAGATTGCAAGAAGACTGAGCTCGGAACCGCGCCGGGTCTCCAGGTTTCGTTCATGCGTTATCGCTCTCTCGATGGCGCACAGCAGCTGGTCGAGGGTGTCCGTATGGAGACCCACGCTCTGACTGCTGAGCAGATCACCATCACGGTGGCTGAGCAGGGCTTTGCTGTCGCCGTCACCGAGCTGCTTCTCAACAGCTCGTTCGATGACGTCATGGCCTCGGCCGCACGCCTCCTCGGACGCAACATGGCAACCTACCTCGACGGTCTCGCTTTGGCCGCCTGACGGAGTAATCCGTCAGTGAAAATCCCGAGAATTGCTGGGACCTCCTGCTAGACCTCGGCACCACAACGTGGGGCGAAAGCCCGAGCGTGATGGTTCGAAAAGCTGAGGGTAGGGAAAATCAGCAGCCGAGCCCGCCTGGCGAAAGCCGACGGGAAGGTTCACAGACCATGCACGGGAGATCCCTCCGGGATCAAGATATGGTCGGGTCTCACGTGAAAGCGTGAGAGGCCGGCGGAAACGACCGGCCCACCCTGGGAAACCAGGGGGGTAACAGCTCGCAGTGCCGTGATGTGTTGCTCGGGGCGCCCTCAGTGCTCTATGGGTACGACAAAATGGCCAACTGGTCGGGCAGTCTGCCACGTACGCAGATGTCTCCGTACGATCGCGGCTACTTCGCGGACAGCGAGGCCACGATGACTGCGAACGGCGGCTTCTACTTCACGGCTGCACTCGTGAAGGATGCCGTGGAGACTCTCGCCACCAAGAACGTCCCACGCCTCGGCGAGACCTACGTAGCTTTTGTCCATCCTCATCAGAGCCGGCGTCTACGTGATGATCCCGAGTTCATTGAGGTGACCAAGTACGCAGCCCCCGGGAACTTCATGCTCGGGGAAATTGGCCGCCTCAACGACGTCGTTTTCATCGAAACGACTCAGGTCTTCCAGGGCAACATCAACCCGCCCCCGCCGACTACCCAGCTGGGCACAACGATCCCGACCGGGACGTCTCAGACCTGGCAGGGCCAGCCGGCCCGATCCGCCAGTGGTGGTGTGCCTGCCGTTCCGGCAGTGACTTCCACCCCGGCCAACCCGAATGCTCCGGCCAACCCCATCTACCGGGCCCTCGTGATCGGCGACAATGCTGCCGGCCACGCGATTTCCCTCCCGGTCGAACTGAGGGACGGCGGGGTGCTCGATTTTGGCCGTGAACATGCCCTTGCCTATGAGAACTGGGCCCTCGCAGCGTGAGCTGTGAGTGAAAATCCCGAGAATTGCCGAGAAGCCCGAGCCACCTGCTCGCACCACAACGTAGGGCCAAAGTCCAAGCGTGACGGTTCGAAAAGCGAGCAGCAGGGGTAATCAGCAGCCGAGCCCGCCTGGGAGACCGACGGGAAGGTTCAGAGACTATGTACGGGAAGCCTCTCTGAGGCTAAGAGATAGTCCGAACTACGGTGAGAGCCGTAGAGGCCGGCGGAAACGACCGGCCCACTCCGGAGCAATCCGGAGGGGTAACAGCTTTGGGTACAGCATCTGGGGTTTGGGACTCATTACGGAGTACGCAGTCGTTCAGTGCGCGACCAACTGACGGACGCGCCAACGGGGGCGAAGGCAGTGCCTTCGCCCCCCTCTAAGATGACATCACTAGGAGAAGAATATGGTTGCTCAGCCTCGTACTAAGCCCAACCCCAAGGACATGACCGGGAATCGGAAGCGCGTGCTCATGGAGCAGCACAAGGAGGAGCTGATCGCGCGGCAGGAGGAGGTTTCTCTTCGGAACGCGATGTCGACGGCGAGTCTCGATGTACCGGTGGACCTGACCAGCGCGGAGGCGGTGTCGGTTGCACCAGCCGAAGGGGATGACGATGTGGCAGCTCCGGTGCAGATCGCGCCGGACTTCGCGACGATCCGGGTGGCCTGTGACCTGGAGCATGTGACGATCGGCCAGGGCAACGTGTACGAGTTCCGCGAGGGCCAGGTCTACAAGGTGCCGATGAACGTGGCGCTGCACCTGCACAACCTTGGCTACGTCTGGCAGTGGCTCTAGGAGGCAGTGTCATGACGGACATTTCGTCGGCTGACTCTTCGACCCCGGTTTCGCTGTCGGACGCCAGCCTCACTCCGCAGCAGGGGCAGTGGTATCAGCTGCTCCAGGATTACGGGTCGGGAGTCGGCATGCTGACGGCGACCGTGACGGTCAACGGTGTCGACGTTCCCCGGCAGTTCCGGCTGGTCGACGTCTACGAGCCGGGGACGCCGGGGATCGGCGCGCTGGACGAGGAGTCGCCGGTCGTGCTCTGGCTGGAGACCACGAGCACCGGGGTCGTCGGGGCGCACACCGTCCAGTTCCGGATGGATGCGTTTCTCCAGCTCTTCACCACCGGTGCGGAGCCGCCGGAGTGGGCGGAGTTCGTGGCGCAGAACTCGATCGGGGCGTGACGTGGCCGGATTCATAGCCCTGAGTGGGGCCTTGGCCGGTCTTGGGTACCTGGCGGGGCAATCCACCGCGCTGGACGCGGAGTGGACCGCCAAGGCGCAGTCTGGTGACGCGCAGCCGAGGAGCAGCTACTTGATGCTGTTGGGTAGCACGGTGACGGATGCGCAGACGACGATGGCGACGTTGGCCTCTTTGGAGGTCAGTGGTACGGGGTACGCGCGGCAGCCGATTCCGTGGGGTGCGCCGGCACAGGCGTCTCGGTCGGTGTCCAACAGTGTGCTGATCCAGTTTGGGCCGTTTGCGGATCCGACTGGTCTGAACACGTCGGTGCAGGCGGCGGCGATGGTGACGAGGATGACGAGTGCGAACGGGCTCTGCTTGATGGTGTGGAATCTGGCGACGCCGCTTGCGACTCAGCAGAATCAGGCGTTGCAGATCGCGGTCGGCGCTTTGTCCATGAGTCTGTCGACGAGCTGACCATGACGACGGTGGCGGCGCTCATCAAGCGTATCCGGTCCGAAGTGGGGGACCTGGGCTCGCCGTTCGTCGACACGTACCTCGGTGGCGATGAGCTGAGCTCCTACGACCTCTCGGAGACGAACGTCGCGGCGGCGACTGTCGCGGTGACGGCCGGCACTCCGCCGAGGGGTGTGCTCCTGGTGCCGGGTGTCGACTACGTCCTGGACCAGGTCGAGGGGCGCATCGTGCTAATCAGCCCCGGCTACTCGCCGCTGCACCATGGCCAGAGCCTGCGGGTGGAGGGTCGCAGCCAGGGGATGTTCTCCGACGACGACTTGAGTATGTACGTCAGCGATGCGCTGGCGCAGCACACGTATGGTCGGACGATTCAGGTTCGGTACCGGGACGAGCGCGGGTTCATCCACTTTACCGATCAGCCGTTCACGGTTGAGACGTTGCCGCCGGTGGAGGAGCCGTTGGTGGCTTACCTGGCGGCGATCAACGTGTTGTGGACGTTGGCGACTGATGCGGCCACGGATGTGGACATCGTGACGGCGGAGGGGACGGTTGTTCGGCGGTCGGAGCGGTACCAGCAGCTCATGGCGCATATCGGTACTGCGACGACGGGGCTGACGGGGCGGTACAACCAGCTGTCGCAGCAGCTGAATGTGGGCCTTGGTCGGATCGAGATGTTCAACCTGCGTCGGGTGTCGCGGACGACGAATCGTCTGGTGCCTGAGTTCAGGGAGCGTGAGTACGACGACGTGTCGCTGCCGAAGCGCCTGTTGCCGCCGGTTGATGGTGAGGAGTACGAGGACACGTCGGGGATTCCGTCTCCGGTGATGCCGGGGGTTTGGGGGTAGTGGCGTGCGGTCGAGGCCGGACTGGAAGCGCGGGCGTTGGAGTGAGAACGCGGAGACGAGGCTGATTCATCAGGGTCTGCGTGGGTTCCAGCGGGCGGCTGGCGACTCGTTCACGTACTGGCGGTTCGATTACTCCGCGAGCGAGGTGCACCCGGTGTACGACGAGGGCGCCGGTGCCGGCAAGGCGTTTTATGGGGCGTGGCAGGTGCCCGCCCTACACGTCGACCATAACGAGGCGGCGAACCTGGAGCCTCGCGATTCCGGGCTGTACATCATGGACTCGCTCACGGTGTTGTGTGAGTTCGACCAGCTAACTAGGGTCGGCCTCACGGAGGTTGACCTGAAGCACGGCGTGTTCCAGCGTGACCGGATCACCTACGACAACATCGTGTTCGGCGTGAAGCACGTCGATATTCGCGGTCAGATCCGCCGGCGGGACATTATCGTCACGATCTCGGCAGAGCAGATCATGAACGACGAATTGGTCAATGACCCGATCTTCCGGGACTACCTGGTGGACCCCTCTTTCGACAACGAGTACACGCAGTCGACTTTCGCGGGACCACTGGCATCTGCACCGAAGGGACTGCCTCATGGAGCCATCTATCACGACCGCAGCTAACGCCGTGGCCGCGAACCCGCCGGAGACCCCCGAGGTCGGCAGTTCCCACTTCCACGTCGGTGTCCTCCACAACCTTGACTGGCTGAAGGAGACCGTCCGCCGCTTCGAGGACAGTGTCCGGGGCCCGCAGGGCGAACCCGGCCCCGCCGGACCCGCTGGACCGGTCGGCGCAGCGGGCGCAGCGGGCGCGTTCGCCGTGTCGTGGCAGGGCGCCTGGGATCCGGCCGGGACCTATTCGGTCGGGGCCATCGTCGGCCACCAGGACGTGGTCTCTGACGCGGTATGGGTCGCGGTGGAGGAGCCGGTGGCCGGTGTGGCTCCGGCGGAGCCGGTGTGGTCGGTGGTGCTGCGGGCGCCGCATGCAGCGGTCTCCTGAGCATGACGACCACGCACTCGTTCCCTCCGGGGATCAGTACGGTGACCCTGACGGGGCGCTACCTCGATCCTGAGGGGACGCCCCTTCAGGGCTCGCTCGTTTTCACGCCGCCGGCCACGCTGACGCTCCCGGGTGCGGCGACGATCAGTGCGCTGCCGGCGCGGGTGGCCTTGGATCAGAACGGGCAGTTTGCGGTCTCACTGATCGCGACGGACAGTCCGGGTATGTCGCCGGCGGGGTGGACGTACCAGGTGGAGGAGAGCCTGTACGCGTCTGCGTCGGTTTCGGCGGCGGCTGCGGTGGATCCGTCGCTGTCTGCGCAGCGGACGTACTCGATTCTGTTGCCGAGCAGCCCGAGTACGGTTGATCTGTCGCAGATCGCTCCGCATACCGCGTACAGCGGGCAGTACCTGCCTGTCGTGGGTCCGGCTGGGCCTCAGGGTCCGGCTGGTGCGGTTGGTCCTCAGGGTCCGCAGGGGCCTGCGGGTCCGGTGGGGCCTGGGCTTGGGGGCGTTACCGCGTCGGGGACGCCGACGGCTGGCCAGGTGCTGACGGCCACAGGTGGGACTGCGGCCACGTGGCAGACGCCGACTGGGGCCAGCGATCCGTCGGTGTTCAGTGTGAGGGCGTTCGGGGCGGTTGGGGACGGGGTGGCGGACGACACTGCCGCGATCCGATCTGCGATCAACGCTGCTGTGGCGTGGGCCGTCAGCAGTGGGCGGTTCGACTGTACGGTGCTGTTCCCGGAGGCGACGTATTTGCTGTCGTCTCCGCCGGTGAAGGGGGGTGCGACGGCGGGCAACGCGCTGTTGCCGATCCCGGTCATCGCGCCGACCGCGAGCAAGGTCACGGTGCGGTTCAAGGGCACCGGTTCGACGGCACTTCCGCACTGGCAGCAGACCGCCCCGGAGATCAACGGAACGGTTCTCAAGGCCACTTACCAGGAGCTCATGGACTCGACCAACGGCGAGTGCAGCGTCCTCGGCGGCCCTACCCCCCAGCATGGCTACGGCCAGGGCTCCACCACGCTGTTCAACAACGTCCTGGTTGTGGTCGATGGGATCCAGGTCCAGGTCAAGGGCAACCACAGCAGCGGGTTCATCAGCGCCTTTGACTTCCGGGGGATGGCCGAGGCGCACGTGATCAGCGCCTCGGCGTTCACGGACCAGTCCCCGACCTCGATGGTCTGGCCGAACGGCAGTGGTTTCGACTGGGGTCTGGCGATGCCGTTCCCGGCCAACAATGCTCTCTGCAAGGTCGATTCGTTCTCGGTCGAGGGCTACACGTACGGGGCGTTTTTGGCCGAGCATTGCGTTGTCACCCAGATCCAGGCCGTCTACTGCTACAACGGCTTGGTCGCGATTGGCAGTTTCGAGCAGTCGGGCACCGCGCAGCACCAGCTGATGGTGGTGTATGCCTGTGTGGAGGCGTGTACCAACGCGCTGTTGGTCACCACGACCGCGCGCCTGTACGTCGCCATGCTGGATGTCGAGAACATCACCGGTGCGCATGTGAGGGATCCGGACGCGACGTCGGTCGGCTATGTGGGGCTGTGCGGGATCATCTCGGCGATCGCCGTGCCGAACCCGACGAAGATCAAGATTGAGTATCTCGACCGGGCCCCCGGCGTGTTCGCTGCGCCGGCCGTTCCCGCGTCCGGCGCGGTGTTCCAGTCGCCGGCCTGGCGGGACGCTATGGTCTGCATCTCCGGCGGTACCGTCACCGGTGTCGCGGTTGACGGGGTCGCGACCGGCCTCACTTCCGGCCCGTTTCTTCTTCCGTCGGGACGGACGATCGCCCTCACCTACACCGTCACCCCGGCGTGGACATGGACGCTCCTGTAGACCGCGAATTACCTCGGCTGAAATGCCCCTGGGCACCCTGGTAGCGAAATAGCGATCTTCCTGTACCGGGGTGCCCTGTGCCACTGCTCGCGAATGAGGACGCGGCCCTGAAGACTAAGCTGCAGGGCCTGGCCGTCCATGACGCGACCGCAGGGCCGGCAGGCCGCCCCGTGACCATCCGCTTCAGGAACCCCGAGTACGAGCTGGCCGACTCCGGGTTCCCCCTGGTCCTTATCACCCATACCGGGATCAGCCGCGACACCGACCGCGAGGCACGCGGCTACACCACGATCGGCTACGCCCCCGAGGGCCTCGCGCCCTGGCCGGACATCAACGACCCGACGCGGTCGCCCTACTCGGCGCAGATGCCCGTCCCGCTGGCCATCGACTACCAGATCGAGGCATTCACGCGGAAGCAGGCCCACATGACGGAGCTGATCGGCCAGCTGCTCCAGTTCGACCGGCTGCCGCCCCGGTTCGGGTATCTGCAGGTGCCACAGGACGGCACGGTCAGGCGCCTGGACATTCTCGGCGGCCCGGAGAGCACCGAGACAAAGGACCAGCTCGGCAAGCGGCTCTTTGTTGCCGCCTGGTCGATCCGGGTCAGCGCCGAGCTGTTCCTCAGCGAAATCGACCATCTGACCCAGGTGCAGACGATTGCGCTGGACCTGGTGGACGCCCCCGCGTACGCCGCCGGCCACCAGGTGCCGCTCGACCCGACCGTTCGCCTGTCGCCCGTCGCGGTGGCCCCCTCCGCGTCGAATGCGCCGCCGCCGGCGCTCATCGGTACCCCCTACCAGTACGCGCTGACCGCGACCGGCGGCGTCCCGCCCTACCACTGGGTCCTGGAGTCCGGGGCACTGCCACCCGGCCTCGCGCTCACCGAAGACGGCCAGCTCTTCGGCACGCCGACGGCCCCGACCGTCTCCCCCATCTCGCTCGTGTTCGGCCTCACGGACTCCGATTCACCTTCACAGGTCGCCAGGCAGACCCTCTCAATCGCCGTCTCCGGGAGCTGAATTGACGACACCGACCACATACCCGTTCAAGCGCCCCGGCGTCTACGTCTCGGAGCAGCTCCTGCCGCTCCCCCAGCCTGAAACCGCCCCGGGGACGGCGGTGGCCGCTTTCGTGGGCACGCACAGCGCCGGACCCACCGACCCGGTGAAGATACGCTCCTGGGCCCAGTTCCAGAGCCTGTACGGGGGTTTCGGCACCGGCCTGGACTACCTCCCCTACCAGGTCTACCAGTACTTCGCCAACGGGGGCTCGGCGGCGTGGATCCAGCGGGCCACCTCCTCGGACTCGGTGGCGGCCAGCACCACGATCCTCAACGTCCCGATCCCGGCCAGGACGACGCAGACGGCAACTCCGCCAGGCACCGCACCCTCCGGCAGCGGCACCGCGCCCACGGCCGCTGTCACCGGCGTGGTCCTGGCGACCGTCACCGCGCCCACGATCAACCCGGAGCAGGGGGCTATCGGGATCCAGTGGCCCGCGCTCACCCCGGCCGCCTCCGTCGATGCCTACCAGGTGACGTGCACCGCGACGACCCCGGGTGCTGTAGCCCAGCTGATCTGGGTCCCCCAGGGGTCCGGCACCTTGACCGCCATCTTCACGAACTTGGCCCCCGGCACCACCTACACCTTCCAGGTCACCCCGTACAAGGGCACCTCGGCCGGCCCCAGCATTGCCACGCCGCCCACCTTCTCAACTCTCACCGCCTACACGGGAGTTCCCGCTCTCAAGATCACGGCCAAGGGCGCAGGAGCCTTCGGCAACAGCCTGTACATCGACCTCGCCCCCAGCTGGACCTTGGGGAAATTCCACCTCTTCGTCAAGGCCGGCTCGACCGCAGCCGGGTCCATCGTCGAGAGCTGGCAGGACGTCAGCCTCATACCGACCGACCCCCGCTACATCGTCTCTCTCATCAACTCGCGCATCGCCGGGTCGAGTTACATCACGGTCGCCAACCTCATGCCTGGAACGCCCACCCCGGGCACCAGCCAGACCCCCGACGCGTCCTGGACCCCCGTCCTGGCCTCCGGCATCCAGCTGTCCGGCGGCAGCGACGGCGTCCAGCCCGTCAACCTCGCCACCGTCCTCGCCGCCGGCTTCGCCGCGATCGACGACGTCCTGCTGATCAACCTCTGTGCCAACACCACCGCCTCCGGCGGCGTCCCCCCGCAGACCGTCATCAGCGCGGCGCTGAACTGGATCCAGGCGCGCGGCAACGGATTTCTGGTCCTGG